CGGTTAAAAACCAAATTAGCTGAATTCAATCGCAACTGCAGGAGCGTGCTTACCAGCACCAGTTTCAAACTGGTTGCTAGCAGTTGGAGCACTACCATCTGCACCGCCGTAGATTGAAGTAAAGCCTAGAGATTGAGAAGCTACTAGAGCTTTACGCTGCTTCTGAACTTCATAATCAGTCTCTACAGTTACACCGCGTAGACGTGGAATAACAAAGCCTTGGTTATATACTGCAACAGCTGCAACAGCTGAGCCACTATCTGCCGGCATTTGCTCAGATACAATTACAGGTGAACCATATACTGAACCAATTTGACCTACTAGACGTAGAGCTGTATCCGAACCTACTTCATCAATAGTCTGGAAACCAGGATCTTTCAAAAGATCATAGTAAGAATCTTGACCTACGATGTAAGTAACGTCTGTTGGGTTAAGACCGAAGCGACCCATGCCAGTTCTAGCAGTTAGAAGTGCTGAAGCTGTTAGACCAGCGCCTGCTACGTTAGTACCAGCTTCTGGTGCAATCTCTAAGAGACCGTCAATTACGCCTGCTTGACCATTAATAATTGCATCTTCTACTTCACGAGCATGAGCACGTGCTAAACCGTCAACAATCATTGGCATTAGGTTTACAAGTACTGACTCTTCTACATCATTCTCAATGTAAGAGTTAGATACTAGACGATGAGCATTCATGATTACTTGACGAACTTGGAAAGCACTCGCTGATGAGTTACCACGGTTCCATAGATTATCGTCTGCAGCATTAGCCCAAGAAGCGCCGCGACCGTCTGGCTGTACTGGTAATACTGTAGACTTACCATTTACATTGATTTCACGGAAAATAGCTGCAACTTTAAGTTGATCTTGAATTTCTTTTTCAATTAAGTTAGAAACTTCTTGATCAATATCTGCTGCTTGCAAGGTGTAGTTAATACCGGCTTTTTCGATCAAACCACGACCGTAGTCAGTTCCATCGATACCTTTACCAGTAATAGTACCTAGCATTTTAGCTGATAAAAACTCTTTACCAAATGCAGTTAAATCGCCTTTAACGCCACGATCTGAAAACTGACGCTTGCTCTTAGTCATAGCTTCAATTTCAGCCGATTTTTCATCTAACTCTTTCTTGTACTGAGATAGAACTTCGCTCATTTGAGCATCTTTTTCAGTAAGTTTAGCTTCAACATCTGACATTAATTTTTCAACGCCAGTTTCGATGCCAGTGCTTACAACACTTTTAATTGATTCAGCTTCTAAAGCTTTCGCTTCTTCAGCTTCCTGAGCTGCTTTAGCTTTTGCTTCTTCAGCTGCTTTTTGCTCGGCTTGCTTCATAGCAATCTTAGCAGCAGTATCTTCTGCTACTTTTTTTGCAAAAGCTTCCAAGTCGATGTTTTGATTATCCATCTTGATCTCCTGATCCACGGATTTTTCCTCCGCGCTTACCGGTGTATCACTAGCTATGCTAGAAGTATTCACTTCATCCTTAGCCAGAGACTGACCGGCTAGATCTACACGATTTGTGAAAGTTTTTTTGAATTCATTGTACTCATCCATCGAGTCAAATGATTTCGCGAGCGAAAAAGTAGCTGATTGATTGCATGGTACCGATACAACAGATACCTCAAACAGCTCAGCGTCCTTAATCTTTAGTCCGTCAGTTTCCTCTAAATAATCAGCGTCCTTGACCCGGAAACCAACGGAAAAGGCTCCAAGTACGCCGTCTTTAACAAGTTGCGCTACGTTTGCAGGCGCAGCCTTACTAATTTTTGCTTCAAGCTCCAAACCATCAGGACCGGCTTTCAATCCAGTGGCTCGACCAATAGGTTTATCATAGTCATGATTAAACAAGATAATTGGATTTTTCTCGAAATTATTTAGTCCACCCTTCGTCCAAGCTTCAGCTGAAATGGAATCACCCGCGCGATCAAAATCTGCTGTGCTTGCCATACCACGAATCATCACAGAGCCATCTTCGACTTCGTGAGATTTGAAAGTAGACGTTAAATTAAAGATTTTATTCATCTTCTATTTCCTTTTTAACCGAGACTTTAGGTTGTACTACTTTTCTTACTCCAGGTTTTGGCTTGATTACTTTTGCCATTGCTGGTTTAGTAGTTACTTCTACCTTTGGTTCTACGGGCTTTGGTGGGTTTGTTAACTCTTCCCACACTTTTGGCAAGGAACTTTCAATATACGATAATACTCTTTCCCATCTGCCAAAAATTCTAATTGCTGTTGAATATCTTATCGGTGCACTACCTAAACTTTTATATTCATGTGCTGTTAAAGGTTTTCCTTCTTCCAG